AACATATCGGATAAGGAACAGTCCATATGTTGAAAAGCTATGTTCCAGATGAAATTCGGGAGGAATTATTATGAAAGAAACAATAACAACTGTAACATATAGTATATCTGGTATACCGTCAGTTTGTCTTCACTTTGAAGGTGAAATAAGAAAAAGTGAACTTCCTGTATCTCTTCAGAGAGAATTTGGTTTTACAAATCATTGTGGAGAAGTCAATGAAGAAGTAATGGCTATTCAGTTCTTTACAATCGGTAAAGATATTACAGTTGAAGTTGATGTAGATGATGTTGAAGTACGTGCAATGATAATCAACGATATTTCAGACCTTTATGAAAATCATAAAAGAATGTATGCTTTAGAAGGTTTAGAATTTGAACTTAAAAAGACTTCTAAGATTGTTAAAGTTAAAAGAGTTAAAAAGCATTAAGAATAAAATAAGGCGGGACTTTACATCCCGCCTTATTTTTAGTATTAAAACTTTATTTTTACTTAATATCAGATGTTTTTACCCAACCAGATACATATGAACCGACTGGAGTTTTACCTACATTACTTGCAGAGTTTGTGATGCGAACTCTTCCATTAGAAGTTTCACTACTGTAAATATAGTATGTTCCTGACTTCTTACCAGAACTCTTAGTATCTGTTGCCGATGCATAAAGTTCAACACTCTTAAGAGTTACTTTAGTGCCAGCTTTAAGAGATGT